CTGGTAAACAAGGCTTTCTAGTCTTGCGACTCAAGCCCCGTTATGGGCTTGACTAGGGCAGATACCCCCGAAATCCCTTATTGACAAGGGGTTTCGGGGGTATCTTTTTTCTGTTTACCTGCAACTAATGACAGTCTGGATACAGTCTAGAGGGGTTTCAAAATTGGGAGTAAATTGTGACCAATCTATGCCGCCGCCAGCCCCTCCAGCGCATCAGCAAAGACAGCCTGCGACTGCCGAGCAACATACGCCGAGAGCGTCTGCGCCTCGGACGCATGGCCAAGCTGCAGAGACGCCTCAGCCAGACCAAGCCGCTCATCAAGGAACGTCGCCGTAGTCTTCCGGAGGACATGCCAGGTAACCCACTCAAGCTCAGAGCCCCTCACCGCCCGCACCAGCCAGTTACGCGCCGAGTTATAGGCAAGTGGAGCCACGCCCTGTTCAAACACGAACACGGCACCTTCACGGGCCTCTGAGTGCCGCCTCTGCAGGACATCAAGAACAAACCGCGGCACCTGCAGAGTGCGCGGCTCGTGCGTCTTTGTATCCGCCTGCCAGCCTTTGCCTTGAATCAACGTGCCACGAACCGTCACCACGCCAGAATCCAGGTCAACATCCTCCCACCGCAGACCGGCACCCTCACCCCAACGGCAACCCGTCCCCAGCAGAACATCCACCAGGTCAGGCATCCACCCATCATAGGTAGGTGTAGGTTCAAGCGCAGCCACCAGCGACCGAAGAACCTTCACCTGCTCCAGATCAAGCGCTCGCACCTGCTTCTTTTTGCCCTTCACCGTGCGGGTCGCCAGCACAGGGTTATGAGGTAGCGCCCCGAGGCGCACAGCCTCGTCCAATGCCATTTTCAGCACCAAACGCTGGTTATACCGGCTGGTGGGAGCCTTCACCGAGGCTAAGTAGGAATCGAGGCGACCAGCCGTCACCTCATTCAGACGCAACGAGCCCAAAGCCCCGGCAACCTGCCCAGCCCACAACGTGTAATTACGCAGAGTATTCTGCGCCAGCCCATCGAGCCCACCAAGCCACCTGTCTAGCGCGACCTTCAACGTAGTGGTACCGCTCAGGCTCGCACCCGAAGCCGGCAACGCCGCCAACTTCGATTTAAGCTTCAGCTCAGCCGCCGCCTTAGTCGGACCCTGCGCGGTCACGTCACGCCGCACCCCGCGCCAATCACGATACGACGCGCGGGCACGCCAAACACCAGGGCGCAGCTTAGTCAGCTTGAGAACCCCGTGGGTTCCCACCGGAAGAGGGTCCCTAACCACCCGCTTCTCCTTTCACTTGCGCTCGCCCGCAGGTGACGCTAAACTCGGTCATCTCGTTCGAGCATTCCTTCAGCACGGACCGCACAGGAACCGCCCCGTCTACTGCCGGATACAGTAGGTGGGGCGGTTATCTTTTTGCCCAAAAAGGTAACCGCAACACGCCGATAGGCGACTTTCTTGCCACAGCTCCGTGCTGACGCTACACTACTTCGGCAATAACCGATAACATACGAGGCGGAACCTGCAAGGGCGAGCTGAGTCTTTCTCCTAAATTGATTGATGATGCACAGACGGGGCGGACTGGACTAGCTATCCAGACCGCCCCGTTTGCTATGTTCCCAAAGCCAAGCAGAGAGGATACGTTCGGTAACCTCAAGCTCTGCCGCCGCAGCAGGCAAAGAATCAGGAGCCACCGCCAGAGCGGTACGCACTGCATGTGGCTGCAGAAGCCAGCCGGCGGCAATGATGTCGGCGCGGCGCTCGCGCTTGGTGGAGGCGACGTCGTCCATGGGGGAGTGTTCGTCTCCGTTGATTGCGTGGGCGAGCTCATGGGCTATAACGCATCGTCGCTGACGGTGTAGAAGCCCAGGGGCGGTGAGTATAGTCCGGGTTTGCTCATCCCAGAGGGCTAGTGTGCCTGCTGGTGGCTGGGCTTCGACGATGCGGATACCCAGGTCCTCGGCGTGGCGTTCTGGGTCGTAGTCATATGTATTTATTGAAGTCATGAGTGAATCGGTGATTGTGCGCTGGTTATGCGCTGTGGTTGTCTTCGGTGATGACCTTATCGGCGGGGTGTGCGGCTAGGCGATAGCCGGCCTTGGTTGCGGCTTCGGCTCGCGCGAGAATCTCATCCGCAAGATCCTTGTCAGAAACAAGAGAAGCTGCTTCTTCCCTCTTACGTGCCTCTTCAGCACGTGTACACATCTCTGCTTCACTGATGTTGAGAGCACGGCAAATCAACTCAAATTCATTGGTATTGAGCGGCGATGCGTCCTGGTTGAGGGTAACACTCAACCGAGTCCTGCTAATTCCGGTCAGTTCTTCCAAGGCGCGCAGACTCATACGTTGCCTTGCGGCCGCGGCACGCAACTCCTCGTTGAGAAGCTGGCTGAAACGGCTTGCAGGTCCAGTGCCCTTGCGGTTTCCTTGCTTTTTCTTGACTGTTTCATTGAGCAGGCCTGATTTAGGCTGAGAGGTGGAGCCCATTACGCACTCCATCCTGAATCCTCAGTAACGATATCGTCGGCAGGGTGCGCGGCGAGGCGGTAGCCGGCCTTGGTTGCGGCTTCGGCACGCGCCAGAATCTGCGCAGTCAGTTCCTTATCCGAGGCAACGGCAGTTTCGGCGGCTAGTTCCTTCTTACGGGTTGCCTCAGCACGTGCACATATATCAGCAGGGTCTACATCTAGAGCCCTGCAAATCTGTTCAAGCTCATTAGTATTGAGCGGAGACGCGTCTTGGTTTAGTGCCATTGAGAGCCTTGCTTTGCTAACCCCGGCTGCTTCTTCAATGTCACGCAGGGTCATTCGTCGATAGGCGACGACTGCGCGAAGCTCCGCGTTAAGGAGCTGGCTAAACCTGTTAGCAGGGCCGGTTCCCCTGCGATTCCCGGTCTTTTTCTTTGATTGGGTCATGATAGTTATGGGGTTGGTTTGATTACATCGAGGACGTTTATGTCAAGAGCTTGGCAGATAATGCTAAGGTCCCGCACTGTCAAAGAGCCCTCAGACCGATAGACGGTTCTGCTGAGCTTACTTTTTGAGATGCCTGTTTTATCCGCAAGGGTGAGTAGGTTTTCACCTCGGATGTCCATCCATTTCCTAACAGTGTGGTTGATGGCTTCACTGAACATCTCTGATTCAACCGGGGGTGCAGAACGCATTATGCCCCCCAACCTGAGTCGTCAGTAAGGACAGGGTCGGCAGGATGAGCGGCAAGGCGGTAACCCGACTTGGTCGCTGATTCAGCCCGCGCGAGAATCTCAGCAGCCAGTTCTTTGTCGGACACGGAAGAAGTCTCGGCTGCCAGCTCCTTCTGTAGCGCCGCCTCGGCACGGAAGCAGACTTCCGCCGGGTTGAGCTCGAGGGCTCTGCAAATAAGCTCAAACTCATTTGTATTCAGAGGTGAGGAGTCAAGGTTTAGAGTAAGGGAAAGCCGATTGCGACTTACACCAGTGAGCTCTTCCAGTGCTCGCAACGTCAAGCGCCTGCGGGATTGTGCCGCACGTAGTTCTTCGTTTAGCAACTGGCTAAATCGGTTCGCAGGTCCAGTGCTGCGGCGACCAGCCGTGCTCTTCTTCTGTTGAATCATGCACTCAGTGTACATAAAAAGTGTGAAAAAATCTAGAATTTTTTAAAAAATGCAGATTATTGCTTGACTTGTCACTGGGTGGGGACGTACACTTATTGCATAACGACGAAAGGATGAAAGGAATGGCAAATCGAGAACCAGGTGAGGTTCTAGCCGAGAATCTACGGCTCGCACTCGCAAAGACGAAGCTCACACGGATTGAAGCCGCGCAGCGAGCTGGAATGACTCGCGCAAGACTTTCCAGCCTAGAAAATCACAACTCGCCAATCCGAGCGACAGAGTTGTGGGATTTGGCGGGGGTGCTTGGCCTAAGTCCGGGGTGGTTTTATCAGGAGCACATTCCCGAGCTGTCGGCAAGCTAATTTTTTTACCCACTTGCCCCTAACCTGGGATACTTGCACAAGTAAAGGACAGGAATAAGTGCTGACTATCCCCGATAACGCGCTCACGGTCTGGAGTCCGGAAGAGCTTGCCGACAACCTCGGTATCTCGCCACGAACTCTAGCCGCCTGGCGCAAGGCTCGGACAGGCCCCGCATACATCCGAAGCGGGGGACGCATCTACTACACCAGTGCAGCAGTGATGGCTTGGCTCTCGAACCTCCCCGTCACCCACACCACCAACTGAGGAAACACCAATGGATTGGAACGACCCGCGTAGGGAATTGCCAGCAGCTCCGCAGAAGAATCGGCTGGACTCAGAAGTCATTAGGGAGCTTCGGCAGGCTATTCGCGACCTCAGCCGAGAGATGGAATTCAGATCCCCCAAAGCGTCAATCACTATGGCCCACGACGGCTACATCAAGGAAGTAACCATCGAAGGCTTCGTAGTCTAACCCGTCAGGAAACACCAATGAACGAGAAACACCTAAACCCCGCCGAAGCGCTCGCTACAGAGCACGCCCGAACCATCTGGTGGGCACGGCACCTCACCGTCCACAACCGAGACCCGCGCCTCCGCGGTAAGAAGGCACCTGCACTCCACTGCGGGGCATGCCAGGAAGTTTACGCGGAGCTGGACCCCGGCAATATCGCCCGCATCATGGGCACTGCAGCAGCCGAACACATCAAGACGGCACACCCCGACTTCTGGGTAGAGCTGGTAGCTCACGCAACCAAGTGCCTCGATGCCGCCCGCATCTGCTGGGACCGCAGGAACAGCATCCGACCTGAACTGCGACCCGCCCTGCACGAAAACGAGCTGTTCAAGGCACGCGCGAACATCCATATTCCATGCCCCATCGATTGCGGCGTGACACTGCATGACGCGCTCACCGCCGACCAGATCAAGGACTGGGACAAGCTCCAGTTCTCAGATGAAGCGGTAGAGCACTGCGTCACCCGCCTCGCAGAGCACCTGATGCGTCACCGCCGCAGCCAAATCGCCCAGCTTCTCTAACACCCGAAGGTAAACCCCCAATGGATTCTGAACAGTTCAGTCTAATCTTCAGCGTCGCCTGCGCCGTTATCAGTGTTACCTCGGCTATCGTCGCCGCGGCCTACAGTTTCGAAGCGCATAAAGACTTCCAGGAATACAAGAAGGCCGAGGCGGAAAAGAAGAGGGCGAAAGAGCTCCGCAATTTTATCAACGATTTGCAAAAGAGATAACCTCACCACCCACCCCCACCAAAAGGACACACCATGACCGCCTCCAACCCCAAGACCAAGCGCGACCGCGCAGCAGGACGCCACCACCGCCACACCGCCATCCAGACAATCATCGACAACCACGACCAGGTCCGCACCGACATCGACAGCCTCGACAACAGCATCGCGTGCCTCCAGGACGAACTCTGCGAGACCCGCCGCCTCACCGACCACCTCAACGGGAGGGTCGCACAGCACACGAAGGACGTGAACGCAAACGTCGGATTCGCAATGCAATGCATCGTTGAAAACGAACGCAAGCTCACCGAAACCGAAACCGCGGTCGGAATCCTGCAAGGCGCCGGCAAGGACCAGCGCCAGGCGCTCGCCCAGCTCAACCGCTACACCCGGCGCCTGCACGCAAAGCAGACGAGCCAGAACCACGACCTCACCCTCGTTCGCGCTGACCTCGCAGAGGCGGAAAAGAAACTTATCACCCTCGCCTGGATCAGCCTCGCCCTCTGGGTCGCCGCAGCACTCACTATCTTCATCCTCCTCATCATCTAGCCCAAGGACACTCACCATGACCACCGCCCGCAGTATCCGCACCGCAAAAGCCCTTGTCTGGGCTTGCGCGCTCGCCTCCGTCGTCATCATTGGAATCGGCACCGCACAGCCCACAATCACCTTCCGAGCAATCATCTTCGCGATTGCGCTCACCCCCGCTTCCGCCGCAATCCTCATTGGCGGCTTTGTCCATGACCACACCCAAGGAGAGCTCAATGGCTAACTCACCCCTCAGTGACCTGCCAACCCTCACCGAGTGGCTGAAAGCGAACCCCGGCAAGCACCTGCTCCCCGCCGCAACCGTCGCGCGTGAAGCAGGAATCAAAGAAACCACGCTCCGAGCCTACGCAGGTGACTCCATCAAGGCCGCCGTTACTGCCCGCCTCCGTCCAGCAGCCAAAGGTGATTTCAACGGGCGCTACTGGTACCGCCCCGAAGACGTCGAGGCATGGCTAGAGAAACGCGCCGCTTCCAAACAGCTCTGCCGCCGCCACATGCAAGCAATCCACTGGCGCAACCCCCGCCACACCAAAGGAAACACCACCACCAATGACCAACAAGATTGACCTCCCGCACAAGACGATGTTCGAGGCATGCAACCCCGGCATAAAACTCGTCTCTGAAAGCCAGGTCGCCGCCGCAGCCGGCATCAAAGTCTCCACCGTCCGAACCTACAGCGGCACCGGCGTCCGAACCGCCGGCATCCGCCTCCGCCCCTCATGCAAAGACGACGATGGACGCTACTGGTACAAGACCTCAGACGTCGAAGTCTGGCAACGCAACCGCGCAGCAGGCAAAGCCCGCCACCGCGCAATGATGACAACCTCCATCAATGTCTAACCCCCCCCCACAGCTTCCCCGCCGCCACTCTTTTCCTACAGTAGCCACACCGGCGGCGGGGGACCCCACCACCCCACCCGAGGAAACACCACCATGGCAAGCCACAAAATCGCAATCGAATTCGTCCACCCCACCGCCACCGGTGAAAAGGACATCATCCACACCCACGCCTACTGGGACGGACGCCACGGCGAAAAAGCACGCAACAAAGCAGTTATCGACGCCGTCGCCACCGCGCTCGCACCCCGCGCCTGCAGCACCTTCGACGTACACCCCGGCGGTGACGTCTACCTCTACACCGGCAGTGCCCGGAACAGCAAGATGCTCTGGGCAACCTACACCATCATCTAAGGAAGACACCGATGCAAGAACACCAGGAACACCAGGAACACGAAGGCTTCCCCTTCACCGTCGAAGTCCTACAGCTCACCAGAAACAGGGAAATCGTCGGCAAATGCTTCCGTATCACCTGCGACACCTGCAAGCAGAGAAACACCAAAGCCGTTGAGTCACTCAACTCCCTGGTCCTCCAAGACGCATTTGAAGAGCTTTGTGAAGAAGCCAAGCTCCACGCCAGCTCCCACGACGACACCAACTACGCCGAATAACCCACCCACACCCCAAGGACACACCATGAACCGCTACCACCCAATCGCCAACCCAGACCGAGACCTCACCATCAACGGCACCCCCATCCGCCACATCTACGACGCTGACCGCATCTGGGTCCACAACGCAGACCTCGCAGACGCAATCGGAGCGCTCGCCAAAGGCAGCCTCCTCACCGGCGTCTCCAACAAATGGAAGCGCAAATGGCGCGAAGACCTCGGCGGCGGCAAAGCGACCCGCGCCGTAACCTACATGGCCACTGAAGGACTCCTACAGCGCTCCATGAACATGAAGCGAGACAGCGACAGCTACCCGCGCCTGCGCGAAGCAATCGACCAGATCCGCACCCTCGAAGCGGAACGACGAACCCAGCACGCCGAAGCGCTCACCGCTGAAGCTGCTGAATCGCCGCAGGAATCAGCAGAGGTACTCGGTCGCGTCGAAGAGGCGAAGAAGAGCCTCGCCCCGTTCACCCCCGCCGCACTGCGCAACGCAAACCTCGGTAAGCGCCAGCGTCAGATACGCGAGCGCATGTCCCAAATCCAGCACCTACTCGACCTCATGGCTGAGGATTTGGTGGATGCCGCTATTGAGAACCCCATCACTAATTAGCAGGTTTCTGCTGATTTTGACACAGTGCAGAGAACGATGATCTACACTACTACCACCGCAAGGAGCCCCCCCCTCATGCCCTGGCTGAAAGTATCAGATACAGCCGCGCAGCATCGCATTGTGTGGCGCGCATTGGAGATTCCTGGCGCGAGCATGCAGTCTATGTGGTCGCTGTTTGGTCAGGTAGTGGCACTGGCGGTTGAAGCTGCCGCGTTCAAGACAGACTATATTGTTGAGCGTGGAAGCGTCCTGAAATTCACCGGCAGTCCAGATGCAGCAGATAAATTCATTGCTGATGCAACGTTCTGTGGCTACCTGGTTGATGAGGTGCCGCTGGAGGATGGGCGTATTGCCTACAAGCTGGTCGAGGACGAAGACCTCTTCCATATGCGTCTACGAGAGGAGATTGATTGGGAAAACAGGCGGCGTAATGACACCCGTAACGGTGCGTTGATTGTGCCTATTCGTGCTCGCGACGGCGATGCATGTCGTTGGTGCGGTCACGTCGTTTACTGGGGGGATCAGCGCGGCGGCCGTGGCGCGACCTATGACCATCTTCGTCCTGGAGTTCCTGCAGAAACTCCGGACGACATGGTGGTAGCGTGCCGCAGCTGCAACTCTGCCCGCAAGGACAATGCTGGTTGGGCGGTGGAACTTCTACCCGCCCCGCAGCCGCCGTATTTTGGGGCGAAGAGCGCGGCTTGGCTGACTGAAAATGGGGTGCCTACTAAGGCATCTGCTCCGTCTGCTAAGCCGGTTGGTAGGTCGGTCGTGACCGCTTCGCCGGTGAGCGAGTTCTCCCGGAACCAGGGCACTGGTTCGCAGGTTGATGAACCCTCACAGGTGGTGCAGTCGCAGACCGCTTCGCCGGTGAGCGAGTTCTCCCGGAACCAGGGCACTGGTTCGCAGGTTGATGAACCCTCACAGGTGGTGCAGTCGCAGACCGCTTCGCCGGTGAGCGAGTTCTCCCGGAACCAGGGCACTGGTTCGCAGGTTGATGAACCCTCACAGGTGGTGCAGTCGCAGCACACCAGCAGCTCTTTGCCGACCATCAGCGCGCAGCAGATGATTGACGAATTCTCTGCGCAAATTGATGCAGCCGAACTTGCCCTCGCTGAGCGAGCATCCGCTGCAGAAGTCGTTGAAGAGCCAACCTCAGCCACCGGTGCATCGGTGGCTGAGGGAAGCCACAACGACCATTTCGTCGTACCCAAAACCACCTCTCAAACCCCTTCACAGGATTGGGAGGAATTGGGAGCTGATTCAAATCGTAAGGGTGACGGATTCGGATATGCCGGGTCGGGACGGGACGGTAAAGCCGTTAAAAACCTGACCATCTCTGAACCTAAACGCTCTCGTCATCGCCGAGCTCGAACCCGCCGAACCAGCAGGAGGTAGAAGTGAAAGCACAAGACCATTTGATGCTTACCGCTCGAAACGTAACGGAGGCTCAGTTCCAATCAGACGTCATCACCTTGGCAACCCGCCTGGGATGGATGCACTACCACACCCATGACTCCCGCCGCTCGCCGGCTGGATTTCCTGACCTGGTCCTCGTCCACCCCATCAGGCGGCGAACCCTCTTCAGAGAATTGAAGACCATGAAGGGGCGAGTCTCCGCAGCACAAATCCAGTGGCTCGACGCGCTCGCTTCGGCCGGCCAAGATGCTGGAGTGTGGCGACCAGACATGTGGACCGCAATCGTGAAGGAGCTGAGTCAATGACTGAGCAAGATACCGTCGAGATGCGCCGCCGGGTGCGGGCAATCCTGAACGTCTTAGCCTTTGCCCATGTTCGAGCTGAGGACATGGGGGAATCAGCAGAGGCACTCGAAGATGCTCCATTGGAAATGGCGTTGCTGGATCAGCTTCGGCAGGCTGTGGTGGAGCAGGGGACAGAGCACGGGAAGGGGCCGTCATCCTCTGGTTCGCGCTCGCCGCTGGATGTTGCGGCGTTGGATTTGTGGACTGCGGTTGGTCACTCTGCTGCGGAAACTGCGGCCGCCGTGGGAGTGTCTGCGGGGAAATCTCCAGCTGACACTATGCGTGCTGTGCTCCCTCACCTCGCTCATGTAAGTCTTCCCGTTCTGGTCTGGATTAGTGAGGAATGGAGCGAGTGGGTGTCAAAGATTCAGGAGTACCTGCAACCAGTCAGACGAACACCGATAGACCGGGCGTGCCCAGTCTGCCACCAGAAGCTCCGAATTTGCCGAGACGAATTCGGGGCGACGGTACAGAAGCCTTGCCTGCTTGCTGTCTGGGACATCGAGGGGGAGCAGGTTCAGCGTGTCGAATGTTCGGCCTGCTCGGCAATCTGGCCGCGTGCTTTCCTGTGGAATCTGTTGTCTGCGAATGAGGAGGAGGAGACGCTGGTGAGGCTGTCCTCTGGTGGGTGACGTCGGCGCTTGCACAAGGGGGGATGATGACGCTAGACTGTCCCGCTTACCACTGGTATGTCCTCTGCCTAGCAGGGGGGGTGGTGATAAAGCGGGAGACATGTTCAATCGTGTCGGATTCTTCCTCTGGTGGGGGAGGAGGGAAGGCAAACAGCCTCCCCCACCAGATACCAGCCCGCAAGCCACAAATGAATAGTGGATAAGAAGGAGGACGCAATGGCGACCAGCCGCACTGGCACCGCTCGTTGGAAGAACCTCCGGAAGCAGGAGCTCGCCGCCGCTTTTGAGCGTGGCGACATGCGCTGTCCCATTTGTTTCGTTGCCTACGATTGGCACCGGAGCAAGCAGCCGAACTCACCTGAGCTTGACCACGTGACAGCCCACGCAGAAGGCGGCAAAGATGTTGTGGAGAATACTCGCGTCATCTGCCGCCAATGCAACCAGCGACTCGGCGGAAAGCTTGGAGGTAAACGCTCTCAAGCTCGCAAGATAATCAGGATCGCAGAATCGATTCGACCGAAAACGACACTGATCCTTTAGCCCCAACCATCCACCAGCCGGTGACCTTTCGCCGCTATAAGGGGGACATCATCAACTGGGGCAAACCACCTGAAGCAAACAGGACCAGGGGGGTACCCCCTCCCCGGGGAGACGAGTTCGCGCCCTCCGGCGATAGCGATATCTTTACAGCGATTTTCCACATAATACGGGTTCGACAAGGAGTGATACCTTGAGTAAAGGCAAGCCTAAGAAGCTCGAACCTATCGATTTTGAGGGAGCCACCCAAGAGGAAGGCTCCCTTTCTCATGCCACCGCAACCGGCACGCGCCTCGACAGGCTCCGTGCTCTGCGCAGCAAGCTTGCTGCGCATATTGACAACCCAAACACGCTGGCCCGTGACCTAGCCGCGCTCGCACGCCGATTCCAGGACCTCGATAAGGATATCGAGGAGCTGGAACAGTTAGAGCAGCAGTACGGGGCAGAGATTGAAGGAGAGCACCATCATGAAGAAGATGCCCCCTTCGACCCGTCCACTCTCTGAGGTCGCCGCACAGCTCAAAGTGCCTGACGGAATCGTCTCTACCGGCTGGCCGTCCATCGCTCGGCAGCTAATCAAGATGGCCTACCCGCTCGATAGTTGGCAGGTGGATATTGGCCGGCTGGTTTTCGCGAAGCGCAAGGATGGATTCTACGCCGCAGGCGTGGGAGGCGCCGCACTGAGCCTGCCGCGACAGGTCGGAAAAACTCACATGATTGCCGGTTTCATCTTCGCCGCCTGCATCGCTTCCCCAAAGACGCTCGTTCTCTGGTCAGCGCATCGCGCTCGCACCCACAACGAGACATTCCAGTCCATGCAGGGCATTGCGGCTCGCCCGGCGGTTGCCCCGTTCATCTCCCATGTCCGCCGCGGTGCCGGCCAGGAGGCCGTAGAGTTCGCGAATGGTTCACGAATTCTCTTCGGCGCTCGTGAAAGCGGCTTTGGTCGTGGTTTCGCAAAAGTGGACGTCATTGTGCTTGATGAGGCGCAGATTCTCACCGAGAAAGCGCTTGACGACATGCTCCCTGCGACCAACGCGGCACCGAACGGCTTGGTTCTGATGATGGGTACGCCGCCGAAGCCCAGCGACCCGAGCGAGGTGTTCACCCGTCACCGCGCCGAGTCGCTCGCTGGGGACCGCGACAAGCTCTATATCGAGTGCGCAGCCGACCCCGGAGCCCGAGCCGACGATAAGAAGCAATGGGCTAAAGCCAACCCGTCCTTTCCAACTCGCGTTAGCGCCGTCGCAATCGAGCGCATGCGCAAGAACCTCACTCACGATTCATTCAGGCGTGAGGCGCTCGGAATCTGGGACGAAGCCACAGCAACTCAGGCAGCCTTCACCCCTGAAGCTTGGCACGCATGCGAGGGCGAGGCTCCCAAGGAGGGCCGCACCGTGTTCGGTGTGCGATTCTCTCCTGACGGTATGGAGGTTGCGCTCGCTGTCGCTCGCCGCCCGGATACTGGCGGCCCAATCTTCATCGAGGGCCTGCGATCTGAACCTCTGTCCAATGGCACCGGCTGGCTCGTAGACTTCCTCGCTGAGCATGCCTCACGCGCCGCTCAGATTGTTATCGACGGAAAGGCTGGCGTGGGATATTTGGTCAACGCGCTCCGTGAAGCTGGAGTGAAGTCAAAGACTCTCATTTGGCAGCCCTCGCTGGACCAGGTCATTGTTGCTCACGCAATGGTAGACCAGGCAGTCATTGGCAAGGCCCTCACGCACAGCAACCAGCCTGAGCTAACTCAGCAGGTACTCTCATGCACCCGCCGCAAAATCGGCAACCGCGGAGGCTTCGGCTGGCAAGCTGCAGAAGGCGGTAGCGTCACGATGTTTGAAGCAGCAACGTTGGCTTACTGGGCCGCACGTACTACCCGACGAAATCCCGCAAGAAGGCAGGTAATCACAGTATGAGTTTTTCATCTCTGCCTGAGACTGAAGCAACCCACGCAGTCTTCACCGAGGCGGAACTGGCTCTCATCTCGAAGATGCAGGAGCAGCTGACCGCAAAGCGTTCACGCAACCGCGTGCGGCAGAATTACTATGACCAGAAGATTGGCCTGAAGGACCTGGGGATCTCAATCCCCCCGCAGCTGAAGAATATCGGCTCGGTTCTGGGCTGGCCAGCAAAGACCGTAGACGTGCTCGCTGACCGCCTCAAGTTCGAGGGTTTCGTTGCCCCTGGTGAGGATGACGACCCGTTCGGCCTGAACGACCTCGTGGACGCGAACGACTTCAAGGAAGCATTCGCGCAGACCGTTTCCAGTGCTCTGATTCATTCCTGCGCTTTCCTGACGATTACCCAGGGCGATGCAGCAGCAGGCGAGCCAGAGATTCTGTGGCTCCCGAAGTCAGCGCACTGGGCAACCGGCATCTGGGACCAGCGAACCCGCCGTCTCGCAGCCGGCTTGTCAATTACTCAGGTAGACACCAACGAGATGGGCGAGATCAACCCGAAGGAATTCATCGTCTACTTCCCCGACAAGACCGTTACAGTCCGCCGCTCGGAGAATGACGAGTACACCGCTCAGAGCGTACCTAACCCGACCGGGCGCCCGCTCATGGTTGCTGTGACGGTTGGCGCTGATTTGCGCCGCCCCTTCGGCCGTTCGCGCATCAGCCGGGCAGTCATGTCGCTGACTGATTCAGCAGTGCGAACCATTGTTCGTAGCGAGGTCGGCGCTGAATTCTACGCAACCCCTCAGCGTGCGATTCTGGGCGCTGACCCGGAGGCGCTCGCCGCCTCTAAATGGGACGCGATTGTCTCGAAGATGTTGGCTGTCTCGCGTGATGAGGACGGCAACCTGCCGCAGATCACGCAGTTCTCCCAGCTGTCGATGCAGCCGCATACCGACCAGCTCCGCCAGTGGGCATCCCTGCTGGCTGCAGAGTCCCAGATTCCGCTCGATGAATTGGGTTTTCCTTCGGATAATCCCGCGTCGGATTCGGCGATTCAGTCCCAGCGCGACCCGCTACGCCTCGCAGCAGAACGATGCATCCGTGGGTTCAAGAGCGCGCTAACTCAGCTTGCGATTGTGAGCGTCCTTCTTCGTGAGGGCACTTCGTCGCTCGATGAGATGGAGGGGCTGCCTAAAGTCCGTCCACATTTTGCGCCCGTTGTGCATACGTCTGACGCGGCCGCGGCAGATGCAGTCCTGAAGCAAGTGCAGATGCTTCCGTGGTTGTCTGAGTCTCCTGTCGTCCTGGAGAAGCTCGGCTACGACCAAGCCGCCATTGAGCGCCTTATGGCGGATAAGCGGCTCGCCCAGGCTCGTGCCACCGCAGATTCGCTAGGTGAGCAGATGATTGAGGCTTCGAGGCTTGAGATGGAAGCGGCACGATATCAAGCCGAGACTGCCCGCGCGAAAAATGCGGCTCAGACCACTGAAGAGAGCGAAATTTAGCGGAATAGAGCGAGGGATGGATGACCAACGCGGAGCAGGCACGTCGAGAGATTAACTCGTTCACTCGGCAGCTAGAACAGATTGCACATTCAGGCGTTGCGACCTTCGAGAAGCTCATGGCTGCGGCGGACAAGACGCCTGATGCGACTGCCTCCGCAGCTGAGGTAGCACTCATGGCCGTGCTCGAGAAGTTCGGCCTGGCAGCTGCAGAAATTGGCCGGGAATGGTATCTGTCCCGCCGTGCCGCTGCAGACCTTGAATTAGCGGAGTACACTGGGGCACTGTTTGAGGGGTACAGCCTCGACGAAATTTCAGAGATGGTGCAGAAAGTTGTAGCGCAGTCTGCAGCAAAAGATGAGGGGCCGGTAAAGCTCAGGAGCCGATTGAAAAATCTGGCCGATGAACGAATCGTGGACAGCGCCCGTCGTAGCATCCGTATCTCGGGGGATAAAGACCCTCACCGCCCGCGATTCGCCCGCGTACCTCGCGGCAATAGAGAATGTGGTTTCTGCATTATGCTGGCGTCGAAGGGCTTTGTCTACAGGTCAGCTGATTCTGCCGGCGCCACGAAGCGCTTTCATCCGCATTGCCGATGTATGGTCGTCCCATCATGGGGTGACAGCACATTAAAAATCAGCAGGTATGATCCAGCGGCTTACCTCGAAAAGTGGAAGGCCGCAGAAATGAAACTAGAGGTTCAGGGAGCCTCCAGGCCGGGTAATGAAAGATCTCGTGAAAAGCAAATCATTAGCCAGTTTGAAGCGATGTTCCCAGAGCTTGTACGTTCCAAAGGCGGCAGGCAGAAGCTACGACCTCGGGTTGATGTAGAGACATGGGACGGTTCGCCCTTGGAACCACGTGCTGTCTGGGCAAACAAAATTCAAGCATGGTACTCGGGCGAGGCAGCCCGCGCATTACGCGCCTGGGCTGAAGAAGAGTACAGCGAAAAGTTACCCATGTATCGAGCGGTGCAGGAGTTTTTGCTCGGTCGTCGAACAGATACTGATGGGGTCCTTCAGCAAGTCGTGGATGCTCTGGACGCGGCGATTGCCGCTGCTATTGCTGAGGAGGACTACACGGTAGAGCGGGCACACCCAATCTCTGGGTTGGGCGTCAAGACTACTGAAGAGCTACTCTCTTTGCCTGGGGCCATGATTGATGTAAAGCCGTATATGGCATCTTCGATCTCAAAGCTAGTGTATGTGGATGATGAGCAGAGAGTGTCCCTCCGAGTCCTCATAAGGGCTGGTTCAACAGCGGCTCCGTTGTGGAAACATTCACAATATGCTGCACAAGGGGAAGTTCTGCTACCAAGGATGAGCAAATTAAAAATCCTTGATACGTGGGAGAGAAACGGTACCTGGACCGTGCTTGCAGAGTTAGCAGGGAGGGCGAGGTAGAATACTTGTATGGAACCTGAAAAATCCCTTCTAGCTCCTCCGACACTGAGCGATCCCATTACATTCTGCGTAACTAAGATTACGCCGCCGACACCAGCTAATAAGGCTGAAGCCATGAAACGCCAGTGGGTTCTTGAGGAGCGCTTTAAGCGGGGGTCGCATGTCCAAATGCGTACTATCGCACGCGAGTATGATGAGCGCACCGCAGCTGGTGAGGTTCTTATCCCCAAAAACCCAGACCTTTAGATAGACAATAGGTTGCCCCCGTACCACTGCAGGTGCGGGGGCAACCTATACCCAAGATTTCCCCCAACAGGCGGGGCATAGCCTGGATAACCACATAGTTAACGTCCCGTGAAGCACACCGCTCCACGGGACGGTTCCGTTAAAGGAGACTCAATGACCGACAACGTCACCACCGAGCCGCAGACCAGCGAAACCACCGGGTTCACCCCCATCACTTCGCAGGACCAGCTCAACAGCGTGCTCGCCGCCCGCCTCCGCCGTGAACGCGAAAAGTACGCAGACTATGCCGACCTAAAGGAAAAGGCTGGCGCCGTTGAAGAGCTCACCGCTCGCGCGGAGGCTGCTGAGGCAAAAATCGCAGAGCTCACCCATGCAAATGAGGTCCGCTCGTGGCGTGATGCGCTCGCCACTGAATACGGCGTGCCTGCTGACGCGCTCCGAGGTGATACGAGGGAAGCTCTCGAAGAGCACGCAGCCCAGCTGCAGAGTCTCCTATCTACCAAGCCAGCGGCACCTCGCACCGTGATTCGCACCGAGGGCGAACCGTCCGCAGTCGCACTGAACGGCGACCCGCTCGTTGAGGGCTTGAAAGCCGCGCTGGGAATCAACTAACCAACCCTTAGAAAGGAAAGTAGCTCATGGCAATTACCGCCGCTACTAAGCTGAGCGACCTGTCCGGTTTCATTAAGCCGGATCTCGCGCAGGCATATTTTGAAGAGGCACGTCGGTCGTCGGTCGTCCAGCGTCTGGCGCGCCAGGTGCCGCTGTCTGAGCGCGGCATTGAGGTCCCGATGGTGACCGAGAAGCCGACTGCTAGCTGGACCGCCGAAACCGCAAAGAAGCACGTCACGAAGAACGGCATGGGTCTGAAGACCATGACCCCGAAGAAGCTTACTGCTATCGCAGTCGTTTCCGCTGAGGTCATTCGCGCGAACCCTGCGAACTACGTCGAGATTCTGCGCGCAGACATCGCAGAGGCATTCGCAAAGGCATTCGATGCAGCCGTTATCCACGGCACCAACAGCCCCTTCGGCGCGGGTACCCACCTCGCAGCAACCACCAAGACTGTCAAGATTGGCACCAACGCCTCTGCAAAGGGTGGCGTTTTTGCTGACATCAACGCCGGCCTGGACCTGCTGGTCAAGGATAAGAAGAAGCTGTCAGGCTTTGTCTTCGACGATATGACCGAGCCCATCTTCAACGCGAGCGTGGACGTCAACGGCCGTCCCCTGTTCATTGCTGACCCCATCAACGACACCGCGTCCACCGTCCGCTCCGGGTCCGTGCTCGGTCGCCCCGCAGCGTTCTCGGACACCGTCGCAAATGGCACCGCCGCCGGCTCTGTAGTCGGCATCGGTGGTGACTGGTCGAAGGCAATCTGGGGCACCGTCGGCGGTATCAACTTCGACATCTCCACCGAGTCAGCTGTGACCATCAACGGTGAACTCGTCTCTCTGTTCGAGAACAACCTCGTGGCGATTCGCGCCGAGGCTGAGTTCGGCTGGGCAATCGCAGACGCCGCAAACTTCGTCAAGTACACCCTGTAGGCACAATGGCAGTCTCTCGATTCCCTCAGCTGACTGCCGACGACCTACGTGCCCGCTGGCCTGACATGCCTCCAGGAGCAGACTCTCACGCAGAGGTGCTCCTGGAGGACGCAGGGGTGTACATCCGAGCGGTTGCCCCTAATTGGGAAGACCTCGACCCAGATGCAATCGCAATCGTCGCGTGCCGCATGGTCAAGCGCAGCATGTCTGCCGGCCAACTCATCGACGGGGCATCGTCGCTGAGCCAAACCGCAGGTCCGTTCAACCAGCAGGTCACGTTTGCCAACCCGAACGGAGACCTATACCTGACGAAGGCGGATAAGAAGCTACTGGGTATTGGCACGCAGACATTCAGCACCTACGACATGCTCAGCAACCGACGGGAGGGGCCGAATGTGGCTTACTCAGCGATTCCTGATTCAGCACTTGGCGAGGACTGAGGACGCAGAGGACAGCTGGGGTACCAAACACTCCGTGTGGGACGACCCGGTCGAGGTCGAGGTCTTCGGCTGGGCACCGCCGTCACCTGACACAGAAATAAGGGACATCGGGTCTGGTGTACGCCGAGACCTAGACCTCTACACCCCAACAGGGTTCGCCCGCCCCGGCGACCGCGTCGTCATCGAAGGCGAAACCTATGAAGTCATCGGCTCCCCCGAAGACTTCACCCATGGTCCGTTCGGCTTCCCTGCCGGCTACCGAATCAACCTACAACAAACGGAGGGGTAACAGCATGGGTAAAGCGAAAGTTGAGCTCAACCTGGCGGGCTTCTATACTCTCCGCACCTCACCCGAGATGCAAGCAATCCTCTCCGCCAAGGCGGGAGAAATCCGCAACCGCGCCGGTGACGGTTTCTCCTCAGGAGTTAAGGCAGGACCCAAAACGGCGGTCGCCCGCGTCTGGCCTAACGGCAAGGAAGGTATGCGAGCCGAAGCAAAGAACGGCGCGCTGTCCAAGGCAGTCGGAGGGTGGGGAGGTAGCAAATAGTGGCAGCTGAAGTCATCCAATACGGAGACGTCTATAGCCGCATCCGCAGCATCCTCGCCACCCACCTCAACGCGCCTGTCTACGTCGCGCGTGTCCCCAATCCCCGTCCCGACAAATTCATCGTCATCACCCCATCAGGCGGCGACGAGAAATCAGTCACCCACGCATCACGGTCAATGATCCTCGACGTGTGGGCAGACCGGGAGAGCGAAGCATACGCGCTCGCTGAGAAAGCAAGCGCGTATTTGCGTGCAACGAAGAATAACGTCAGCGATGAGGTTCTGGTCTACTCCATCTCTCCATTGGGTGGAATCGTGTGGATGCCAGACCCTGACGCCGACGTTCCCCGTTTTCGACAGAACTGGCAGGCCATCTGCCGCGGCACTGTCGTTGACACATTGAAATAACCTCAACGAAAGGAACCCCCAATGGCGAACATTGCAGCCAATGTGCGCGTGGGCATCAACGGCGCGTTCTACACCGGTCCGTTGAAGACGCCCCTGCCGAATGGCGCGTCTGCACCTGTAGATCAGAAGTTTAAGGATCTTGGCTACATCTCTGATGATGGTGTGGCGCAGACGATTGACTCTGACACTACGGAGATTAAGGCGTGGCAGAACGGTGACGTTGTCCGCGTGATTCAGACTTCCCATAAGGTCAGCTTCAAAATGACCTTGATTGAGACCAACGAGGAAGTTCTGCGTCTTTACTACGCCGATCCCACGGCGACGTCCTCCTTGGTCAAGATGACCGGCAACCAGTCGCCTCATTTCTCTGGAGTCTTTGACGTCCTGGACGGCGACAAGATTATCCGCGTGACGATTCCTGATGGCCAGGTTACAGAGCGCGGCGATGTCAATTACAAGGGCGAAGTGATTGGCTATGAAATTACCGTCACGTGCTACCCGGACAGCGCGGGTGTAAAGGCATATCTGCATCTTGGTAGCAAGTAATTAAGCCTAGAGCCGGTGCAGGTGAGGTTTTAGTACCTCGCCCGCACCGGGGATATCAACTACAACAGACAGAAGGAACGACATGGGTAAGAAGCGCAAGGCAGCAATCAACCTCACCGACCACAAGGAAGCTGGCGGCCAGGACCGAGTTATCGTGCACCTGCGCGGCCGTGACTGGGAAGTCAACAGCGCAGCACTTGACGATGCGGAACTGATGGAATCCCTAATCGCCTTGGACGAAGGCAACCCCAAAGGAATTTTTGCCGCGATCCGTGCTTTGCTGGGTGAATCACAGCGTAAGGAAGTTATGGAAGCTCTGCGCGACCAGGAGACCGGTATTACAAAGATGAGTGATTACACCACGTTCTTCACTGACCTTATGCATGCGCTGAACCCAAACTTCTGACGCTCGTGAAGCTCCTGCGGGAGCATCGCGAGCTGATCGAGATTGACCTCATCCGGTTCTACGGAGCACGCTTCGCTGAACTGCTCGCTCGCTACGGTCCCCGCCTCACCGCGGCTATGGTTGTACACCTGCCTGATAACTCCGCCCTCATGAGGGAACTCGCTCAAGGATGGGGGCTGCAAGATCAACTCCTTGCCGGCATTTTTGATCGTCTTGCAGAAGCGAATTGGCAGAGGACTGAGGACGGGCAGAAGGGCCGTTCTCGACCGGACCCGATTCCACGGCCAGGGGTGAAGAGCGGAAATACGAAGCAGCTTGGCTCTGGCACTATGTCGCTTGATGAAGCACGCCACTGGGCCGCTGAGCGCCGCGCCGGCACCGGCACAGACATCACCGATTCAACAACCATCATCTAGGAGACAGATATGGCAGGGTACGAGCTTGCGAAGGCCTATGTATCGGTCATCGCATCGACTAAGGGAGCCGGCGCTCAGATTATCTCCGAGATTGGCTCTGCGGGCGAACGCGCCGGTAGCGAAGCAGGCAGTAAGGCTTCTGGTGCGTTCGGTCGTCTCTTCGGCGGTGCCATCGGCGGCGTGGTCACGAAGGCGCTGGCAGGGCTTTCGCTGGGAGCGGTGTTCGGCACCGCTTTCAGCAAGGGCTTCAATCGTCTGAAAGCGATTGACGTTGCCCAGGCTAAACTTCGAGGCCTGGGCAACGACGCTGACGCGGTGTCTGTCATCATGCAGAACGCCTCAGCATCCGTGAAGGGCACCGCGTTCGGTCTGGACGCGGCGGCAACCGCCGCAGCTGGCGCGGTGGCGGCTGGTATCCAGCCGGGTGAGCAGCTCGAAGCCGTCCTTAAGTCCGTCTCGAACTCGGCTGCGGCATCAGGCTCTAGCATGGAGGAAATGGGCGGAATCTACGCGAAGGTAGCATCCACCGGCAAGGCTCAGAACGACGTCCTCGCCCAGGTCGCAGACCGAGGAATCCCGGTCTACCAGGCGCTCGCTAAGCAGCTTGGCGTGACGGCCGAGGAAGTCTTCAAGATGGCCTCTGACGGTAAGATTGGGTTCGACCAGTTCGAGAAGGCGATGACCTCCGCAGCCGGCAACGTCGCATTCGAAATGGGCAACACGCTCCCCGGTGCGTTCGCCAACGCACAGGCTGCACTAGGCCGTTTCGGCGCGAACGTCCTCTCTGGCGTCTACCCCGTATTGACGAAGTTCTTTCTCTCCTTCCAGCAGTGGATGAAGCCTGTCGAGGCGATGGGTAAGACTATCGGCGAGAAGCTTGGCAGTGCGATGGAATACGCAGTCCAGGTCATCTCACACTGGACATCTATCGTTGGCCCGTCCATTGGCGGGCTCGTGATGAGCGTAGGAAAGACGCTCGGCGCTATCCTGCCGCCGCTCGGGGAGGCCTTCTCCACGGTATGGTACAGATTCGAAGAAATCATCTTCGCCATCGCGACTGCTCTACAGAAACTCGTCCGTGCATTCGGTGGCGCCAGCACCAGCGCACTGAACCTAAGGAACCCATTTGATGCAATCACCGGTCTAGCAGACCTAGCCGCTAACGCCCTGGGTCGCCTAACCGACGCTATTAACCGCAACCCCGAAGCCGTGACTGCAATGGCAACCGCCGTCATCGGTGCCGTTGGTGCGTACAATACCGCCTCCCGCGCCGTCGATGCTGGACGCTTTGCTCTCGAGTCGTACCAGACCGCCGCCGGCGCAGTAGGGAAGCTCAAGAGCTCCTTCGATGCCGTCGCAGAAGGATACCGCCTCGTTGCATCGGGTGCCGGCACTGCAGCTGAAGTAGCGAAGCTGTCACGCGAAGCACAGATTGGCGCGGGAGCATTCCACGCTAAAGCCGCAGCGTTGAAGGCCGCCTCGGTCGCAACCGCCGCATACCAGGCAGTTGTCTCCGCAACGTCAGGCGCACTTAGCACCTTCCTTGGCGCTCTGAAAGCAAACCCGATTATGGCGGTAGTTGGTGGCCTGGTCCTTGCCGGCACAGCACTCACAGCGTTCTTCACTCAGACTGAGACCGGACGTCAGATGTGGCAACAGCTCATGCAGGCAATCCAGCCCGCACTGAACACAATCCTGCCGCTCATTGGTCAGCTGGGCGAGAAGCTCATCCAGTCGCTTCAGCCAGCGCTCCAGCTCATCATCCCCGCCCTGCAGCGATTCGCAGCCATGGCAACCCAGCTATTCACCGAGGTTGTCCAGGCTGTCCAGCCAGTCATCGACAGGCTTATCCCGCTCATCGGTCAAGCAATCATGGCGCTCATGCCGATTCTGGGGCAGATGGGTGCGGCGCTGATGGAATCACTCGGACAGATTGGGCAACATCTGGCCCCGCTAATCCCGATGGTTATCCAGTTCGGAACACAGATTGTTCAGGCGTTGTTGCCTATTGGTCAACAGCTCATGACTCAGCTCGTTCCTGCGCTCGCTCAGCTGGGGGCTGCGGTCATGGCAATGCTCCCGCAGATCATGGATATTTTCCGTCAGCTGGGGGAGATATTGCTCCAGCTGGTGCCGGTGTTCGGTCAGATTGTGTCGGCGGTCGTGGATTTGGGTACTCAGGTGCTCGCTGCGCTGATGCCTGCAATCCAGGCTCTCCTTCCGGTGCTCGCGACAATCATCGGAGTCGTCGCTGGCGTGGTTGCAGTCCTTGTGACCTCGCTAATCCCTGTATTCGCCTCGGTGGTGCAGGCAATCGTCCCGCTCATCACTACGCTGATTGACATCCTGGTGCCTGCAATCCAAGCAGTCCTGAATGTGGTCACGACCGTGGTGCAGGCAATCGTCCCGATTGTCCAAGGTGCTCTCGACATTGTCGTGGGCATCATCAAGACCGTGACTGCAATTATCAAGGGTGACTGGAGCGCCGCGTGGGAAGGCATCAAGCAGATTCTCACCGGCGTTTGGGAGGTCATCAAGGGCGTCGTTATCGGCGCGATCAATATCGTCAGCTCCATCATCACGAACGCTGTGAATCTGATTCGTAGCATCTGGGATGCCGCTTGGAGTGGTATCGGACGGATTGTCTCGACCATTTGGGAGGGCATCAAGAACGGTATCTCCGCCGGTATCAATACCGTGGTCGGGTTCTTCCGGTCGATGGGCACCGACATCGTTGGTGTGGTGCGTGGCATCCCTGATCGGATGCTCTCCATCGGCCGAGATATTGTCGGCGGTATCGCTAACGGCATCCGTAACGCCGCCGGCGCGGTTCTTGACGCCGCAAAGAGCGTCGTCAACGCTCTACCCGACTTCGTGAAGTCTGCTCTAGGAATCCACTCGCCGTCTCGCGTCATGCGTGACCAGGTAGGTATCTGGATTCCCGCGGGTATCGCAGAGGGCATCACCCAGGGCGCAGACGTGGCAGTCGATGCGGTCAAGGACATGACCGAAGCCGCGGTCGAAGCAGCAGAGGCAGGAATGGGTACGCTCAGCGCGGCACTCACTCCTGGTGCGCTCAGCGGCTCTGTCTCGCTTGGCGTGCGGTCATCATCGCTCAACCGTGCACTCTCTGCATCCGCAAGCTCAGCGCCGCTGTCCGCAGCATCCGGTGGGCTCCACGTCCACGTCAACGCGGCTGACGAGATGTCACCTGACCGATTCGGCCGCCGCGTCGGAGAAGCAATTAACCACCACCTCAACCTTGAAGGGGTCCTGATCTGATGATTGGCCAGCACCGTCACCGCGTCACGCTCACCGGAGCTCACGGCTCCCTCATCCTCACAACCTTTGAGGACGGAGCCAGCGATGACGGGCTGGAGGTCTGGGTGACCGACCTGCAGGGCTGGGACGGCGGCACCGGTGTCGAGGCTGCCGATGTCCAACGCAAGATTGGGCACGGCATGCTCTCCTACCCGGCGCGCCGTACCGGCCGTACCCTCACTCTCAAGGGAACCATCATCGCGAAGGCTCTGCCCATTCGCGAACTCGCCTCCAGGTTCACCTCATCCCTGCTCTGGAACGGTGAGCTGGGGGCACTCTCCGTCGAATCCGACAACGGCCTCCTCACCTGTGAGGTTCGAATCGACGGAGACCCAAAAATCGAATACCTGGGCGACACCGCGTTCAACTTCGAACTCCCTCTCCTCGCTCCAGAACCGTGGCTCTATGGGCCGGCCGTTACGACCCAGATATTCCCCGCCGGCGCCAGCGTAGGACTCCGATTCAACCTCTTTGTACCGGCGCCCGCCGGGGTTATCTCCTTCGGGTCCCAGGCCCCGCAATCAGCAGCAATCACCCATGAGGGGAATGTCACCGCACACCCCACCTACATCATTCGGGGCGAGTGGTCATCCGGGTTCCGAATCACCAACGGCGACCGCGTTATCGAGTACCCATACCCGGTCATCACCACCGCACCCGTCACCATTGACTGCGCCCGCGGCACCGTGACGATCAACGGCACCGACCGCACCGCAGACCTAACCCGCCGCGAGTGGCACTCAATCCCCGCAAAATCGGGGTTCGCCCCCACAATCGAAGCGCTTGCACCTGCTACTGGCTGGTGCGACGTGATTGTCCGAGATACCTACTGCTAGGAGGACCTAATGACGACCGGTTTCGGTATGGCACCTGACCGTAACGGCAACGGAACGACTCCCGATGACCTGCAGGCTGTCATTGCCGCGCAGTACCCGGAAGCGGGAATCATCAGCGGGTGCGAGGTCAAGGGTACCGCCGCGATGAGCTACCAGATTGCTGCCGGCGCAGTGTGTATCCACCTCGCGCCGGGGCGTGCGGTACTCGTCCCGGTGCCGGCGCAGCAGATTACGACTCAGCCGGCACAGACTAACGGGGCGCGAGTCGAGTACATCTACGTTCAGCAGCTGACCGAGCCTGTCAACGGGTCCGTGGCGTCCAAGGTGGCAATCGGCGCGACCGTGCCGGCCAACGCGGTCATGCTTTCCAAGCGCGAGATTCGCGCGAACATCGAGGCAACTACCGCTACCCAGGAAGCCGGCAACATTGTTTTCTCTCGCCCTGTCGGTGGCTCCCTCGGTGTACTCCACCATCACGAAACCACTCGAGATACCCCGCACAAGCTCGGCGAGTTCCGCCGCGGCGCTGGTACCTTCTTCGTGCCGACCGACCGCACCGTTGATATACGCCTCACCTCAACGGTGACCACAGCGACCAGTGAAACGAACGTGACCCCGGTTATCGCCTCCGGCAGCCTCTTCTACGACGTCTACATCGACGACAAATTGGTTTTGAGGCGCGAACGTGCATTCAACAACATCTGGGAATCCAAAGACTTCTCCACAATCCAGACCCTACAGAAGGGCCAGCACCGCATCCACTACGTCGTCCGCCACACCACCTATGGGCACCAGCACTGGGTCGTGCGCGGCGAGAACGGCGGATTCCCGTTCCCCGGCGACGTCATCACCGTCACCGACATCGGCGTCGCCAAAGAGTAACCACCAACAGCAGGAGGAACAATGACCGGGTACGGGCTCCACTGGATCCACACCACCACCGGACAAGTGGGCCCGCCCATCACCGTGCACAACGCCTCCTGGAGTATCGAGCTCAACAAAACAGAGGAAATATCCCTCACCGTCGACAAGAAACACCTCAACACCATCACCCCCACATGGTGGGAACCCCTCTCAGGCGGAGTCCTCCTCACCTATACCGGCGCGGACGGAATTACCCGCCCCATCGTTGCCGGCCCAATCACCGACTGGGGAAAAGAAGCAACCACCAGCCTCGAAATCAAAGCCGAAGGCCTCCGAGCAATCTTCGAGAAACGCACCATCTGGCAAACCCTGGAATACCGAGGCACCACACTCGGCGAGATTGCGTGGGCGCTCGCTGTGCATGCGATGGACCGACCGGGCGGCGCGCTGCCGCTGGTACACGGTACAGCTGGCGATGCAGTGGGGGAGCGTGAGCGAACGTATGAGGGGTGGAACCTCGCGAACAACCTCATCGGTAAGCGATGGACCGAGCTGTCGGGTGTGATTAATGGCCCAGACATCATGATTCGCCCACGCTGGGCAGATGACGCGCAAACACGGGTTGAATGGGTGCTAGTGCATGGCACGGAGGGGTACCCGTTCATTGCTCAGGATTGGATTCCAGACTTTGACACGACCGCCGATATGGGGGAAGTCCCGGATGTCTCCGTGACTTCCTCTGGCAAGAATCTAGTGCACCGTATCTGGTGTACTGGTGCCGGCGAGGGCGAGGGCACCGCCCGCGCTCATGCTGAGATTCTGTCGAGTGTCTGGCGCAGCGGCCAGCCGTTTGTCGAGGACGTGATGAGTGACGCCGACCAGGCAAGCGCCGATGTCCTGCGGCAGAAGGCTCACGGTGAGCTCCTGTCCCGCCAAGCGATGATTGACCAGGTCACGCTAACGTTCGCTGCGAACTCGCAGAAAACGCCTCTGGGCTCATTCTTTGTCGGGGACACTGCGAATGTGACGCTCGCCGGCTGGAAGACGATTCCTGACGGCACTCGCCCTATGCGAATCATCAAAATGAACGGGGACTTGACTCCACAGGTCACGCTGGATTTCCAGCAAGCGCAGTGGGAGAACAACTAATAGAAGGAGGCAACGCATGGTGATGTACCTCGACCAGCGGCCTACCCGCACCGCCGATACGCTCCGTGAGCAGATGCGCCGGCTGCGTGTGCCAGCCTCGACACCTCATGGAATCAAGGTCGCCACCGCCTCGGAAGCCACCCTGTACATGGATGCCGGCGGCACTGCTCGCCGCTGGGATGGAGACACCATCGCCAGCTTCGACGCGCGCCTCTCAGAGGCAACCAAAGTCGTGGCGAAAGCCAACGAGACGCTGGTGGCAGCAGAGCGGAATCTTGTTGAGGCGGAGCGGCGTATCGCCGCCGTTGAAGCGGGCTCTGGGATGGACGATGACACGGTTGCTGCGAAGGCGGTTGCCGGCATCAAGAAAATGCCGTCCCCGCCCTTCGACGGCAGGAACCTCATCGTCCCCGGCACCCTCGACGTGAAACAGCTCAACGTGACCGAGGAGCTTGCCGCCTCAGTCGTGCGAGCGATGTCAGCTGAGACGAAGAAGCTGGTAGTCACGGAGGACGCGATCCTCCAGCGGGCAACCGTTATCGAGAACATCGTCACCCCAGAGGTGATCGCTCAGCGAATTCGGGTTGAGGACATCGCGGCTGAGATGATGACGAGCTCTCTGCTACAGACTGACCGAGATTCCCGCCGCGGCATGAAGCTCAACAACACCGGCATTAGTGCGTTCAACGCAGCCGGTGAACAGACCGTGAAGATTGACGCCAGCGGAACAGACAACTACCTTCGAGGAATTTTCTCCACCGCAGCAGATGACCGCGCCGGCCTTACTATCCGCACGACACAGGGGCCGGTCTCAGGCGGTGAGTCAATCATTGAGATGCGTCCTCTGGACGCCTCCCAACGCGCCCCTATCGGAATCATCCGAATGTCCCCGCAAGGTGCACTGCATCTAGGCATGAAGCCTTTCGGGGCGGCTGACTCAGAGACACGAGGGTTCTTCGTAGACCCGCAGGGTGGCGTGAACATTACCGACAGTCTCCGCGTTCAGAAAAACATGCGCCTGGACGGGCTCTGGTCGATGACGAAGAACATGTGGGTCCGTTCAGTCGGCCCATATCGTGTTGACTCCGGAAAGTGGGTCGAGGTTCGGTTCTCCTGGCCAGAGCTGGAACAACAGCCCTTCCTCCTCGCCCAGGCGTTCGGGCCTCAGGCATTGGTGACCACCATGAGCGATGTGAATCACCGCGGCGGGCTTCTGCGCATCTACAACATCGGACGAGATACCGCGGATGGTGTCTGGGCCGACGTGTACCTCATGCCGTTCAACCGTGCAACCCCCGCCCCGTAAGAAAGGAAACACCACCCATGAGCACATTGACACGCGACCAGCTCCTCGCAAAAACCATCTACCTCACGCAGGAAAATAACCGCCTGCGTGAGGAACTGCTCGACGCGCACATCACCGCCGGCACCATCCGCCTCGACAACACCGAGGACACGAAGGAACAGGAGGCAGACAATGCCTGATGAAACCACAGCCAAATATGCAACCGTGCACGCCAACATGGCGACCCACCAGCTCCTCGCCGGTGAACCAGCACCAATCACCTCCGGAGTCGTGACCTTCACGCCCACCTCCATGAGCCACGACAACACCACCGTCTACACCGCATGCGAGGTTAAAGGCTATCTAGTCAACGGCGTCCTCCGAACTCACGCCAACGGCGGCGCTCGCGGCGTACAGCTCATCGCCCCTGCACGATACAACGTCCAGGTCTCAGCCCGCAGCAACTCTGCACGCCAAATCATCATCGACTGCGTCCCCCTAACCGTACAGCCAGGCCAGGAAATCAACCTCGCAACCGCGGCAGGGGACAGCATCAACGAAGTTCCCAACCAAACCCCCCAGCACCAGCCTGCAACGCAGAGCCGAGAATGGGTCGCCGAGGACCTGGGCAACGGCCTCGCACGGATCGTAGAAAAGGAGACGAACTAATGGCAGACGATAACAGCAAGGTAGTATTCGACCGCCTGGTCATCGCAGACGAACAGGGCCACCTCACCGGCAAGCCCGCCGAAGGCGTCCAGCAGCAGATTGAGCAGGCGCTCGCCCCTGTGGAAAAGATTCCCGCCGGCGGCGCGCAGGGCGAGGTTCTTGCGCGTGCTTCGAATGACGGCACGCAGCTTACTTGGCGCGTCGTGCGCGATGGTGTTGACGGCAAGAACGGCCGTGACGGTGTGGATGGTCAGCCGGGTCGAGATGGTACTGATGGCGCTCCTGGCCGTGACGGTGTGGGCATCAAGCGCATTGAACCGTCTAGTTCGGGCGGCGCGACCGTTGTGATGACGGATGATTCGACGACTGTGGTGCCGATGGAGGTTAAGGCGCAGTGGACCCCTGAGCTGCAGGCTCGCGCTCAGGGGTGGTGGATTAGCTTCAACCCGGAGGACGCCGAGGCCTCGAAGAAAGAGGCGTTCGGCGTTCCGCTAATTCACGCAGACGTTGCGAACTTGAACACTCCTATCCCGATCGTGCCTAAGTTCCCTGATGTAATCCCTGAGCGCCGCCTGATTACGATTCCGACTCCGAAGCAGCCGGGCGTGGTCTGGAAGATTGACGGGGTGGAGGCTGCGCCTGGTGACCATGTGATTCCTGGTGAGGATCGGCGAGAGATTATGCTGGAAGCTACCCCTGAACCGGGCTACGTTTTCTCCAGTTCGAAGATTCAGTTCCCTGTCGTGTTCGGATCTCTGCAGGGTCGTGAGCTCGTCATCAGTGAGGACCCGTCCAAGCGCACGGCTGGCACCGCACTGGTGCCGGCGGTGCCTGAGAACGAACGTGCCACCTGGCCTGCGACCAAGAAGAACCTCGGTTTGAAGCCGAACAACGGATTCGGTGGCTCCGCTGACGTGGAGAGTGTGTATGCGCAGCCTGGCACTGGCCTCGTAGAGGTCAATGGCGAGACGGTGCCTCGCGGCTGGGTCGTCACCGATGCCCTGACCCTGAAGCCGAGCGGAAAAGGTAACGCCGAGTCTGAGCTGTTCATCACGGTTGGTTCTCCTAACGCGACTGTGGAGGTCGACGTGGCGAAGGTTGAGAAGCCGGGTGCCACGCTCAGCCTAGAGTGGTTCCAAGACCATGCTTTTGCCCCGTGGGCACGCAGTTATTCGGTCGGTCTGGCAGAGCCTGGCCGAAACGCTACGATGATGTCTAAGGCTGATGGGGTAGACACCGGGCTCCTCATCAACGCCGGCAACAGCATTGGAACCTGGAAGTTCGAATTCCTCAACCTCAGTTGCACCATCACCGCCCCTTCGGGCGCTCGGGCAACCCATAAGTGGGAAAATAATGAGGACAAGCATTGGGGTCGCGTGCTTGGCATCCGTACCTCCAACAATAACGTCGAGCTCGGAGGCTACCGTATCTTCATGGCACCCGGCGCGCAGGTTGAGGACCGAGGAGCGCGAGCACTCTAATGTCTGCGTTCGTTTTCGGCAAGACCCCTGACGCACGCCGCCACGCGCTCGCATTCAAGGCGTTCAACGCTGAGAGGGGCGAATGGACACCCATCGGAGCCCGTAAGCACCCAGAGGTAGTGTTCCCCGGCCTGATGGACGTCGCGAACTACGCCGGTGCCGGCACCATCTGGCAGCGGGACATCTCGCAGATGCCGCTCGCCGAGAATTCTGCCGAGATGGCTGCATGGATGGAGAAGAACAATCCGGACCCGTGGGGACGAACTGGCGACGGTAAGTTCCCCGGAGACCCCCGCGTGAGGACAGGCACTAACACGTCCGTTGGTGGTACCTCTCCGATCCCGGCGCTCCTTGTGGATTCGTCCCATCCTGACTGTCATTTCCAGAAGATGGAGGCGCCGCGCGGCGTGGGGATCACCCCGTGGGCTGCGCAGAACATCATCAGCGGTATGATTCCGATGCCAGAGTTTGCGGAGCCGGCACGAATCGGTGACCGAGGCCTGGCAATCTGGGACGTCCACACCGGCGTTGTCAGAGAATATTTCATGGTGAACCGGAAAGCCGACGGCGACGGCTGGACTGCTACCTCTGGCGGATTCTCCGTCATGTCGCCGGGCTTCAAGAGGATGGCGCAGGAGAACTGGGCTACCCAGCTGCAGCAAGGGTCCTCCGCTGTCGCCCGCATGCACAACACCCTCGGCTTCGTTGGTATCGATGAGGTCCGCTGCGGACAAATCAATCACGCGCTGGCGTTTACCTTTGGCGCCGTAGCGGCGGGTAATCCGCCGTCGTGGCCGGCGCAGATGACGGATGGCAAGGCGCCTGCAAGTGAAGCACCGTCCTCGCCTGTGCATGGTCAATGGGGGCGCATTGCTGCGGACGTGAACCCTTGGTTCAATCCGAAGACCGGCCTGCCCTATAACCCGTTGACACGTCTGTTGATTGTTGCGGCGAAGAAATACGGCGTCGTCGGCACCGACACGAACTCCTTTTGCCATGCTTTCAACTTCGAAGACGGGCAAACGGAGAAGGCCTTCACGGGTGTTGACCCGTGGGATATCAAGAAGACTCGAATCCTCGCTGACCGTGTCTGCACGACCGCGGTGGATGGTAGCACGCTGAACGCTTTCAGCGTGAAGGATTTCCCATGGGATCGGACCGAGTGGGCGCCGCGTGACTGGGGCCGCCCTGACGTGGATTTCACGCCGCGTGAGGGCGGTGCCGCGTGGCGTCGTGACCGTGACGCGCAGGAGGTGGCATCTTAGTGGCCCTTGGAGATTTCCCCCAAGAGATGTGGACCCTTGGGGGCGTCCTGATGGGCACCCTGATTCCTGCAGGGATGACGTTTATCAACGGCCGCGCGGCGGCGCAGCATGAATCGAACCGCATGCTGATTGATTCTCTGGAACGCCGTATCGCCGACCTGGAGTCCAGCCTTCGTGCGGAGAGTGCGGCCCGCAGCTCTCTAGAGGGTGAGATCAGGACCCGTGAGAGCGAGGCTCGCGAGAGGGAGGAGAAGGCACATGCGGCGACTGATCGCGCTCGTCTTGCGATGAGTATGGCGATTGCCCATATTACGAGGCTGTCAAACCACATCGAGGCGGGGTCTCCGCCTCCTCCGCCGCCGTTGCCGTCTGAGGTTGCGGATTGGGTCTCTGCTGAGCTTTGGACATCGAAGCTCGGTGAAGACGGCAAAAAAGATAAGTAATAAAAAGAAAGGCTCGGGCATCTCTATCTTCTAGAGACGCCCGAGCCTTTCTGCCTATGAGAAAAGAGGAAAACCATGAAGTACATTGACATTGCAGATTACAATTCCGTTTCGTTTACCCCGAATGAACGTGTAACCATCGTGAAGAACGGCGAAGAGGCCATCGAGGTCCTCAGCCCGTTGGTTGACACGATCATGATTCACCATTGGGGTGTGGATGGTCAGCGCTTCGAGAATGTCTGCAACTTCCTCCAGAAGAGTCCTAATTCGTCTGCCCATTTCGTCGTCGAATCAGGTCGCTGCGCCCAGCTCGTAGAAATCAAGGACATCGCCTGGCATGCAGGCAACTGGGCGGCAAATCAGCGTTCGATTGGCATCGAGTGCCGCCCCGAGATGAGCCCGGAGGATTTTGAAACCGTCGCTCAGGTGATTGCAGATCTGGAGGTTTATTACAACCGCAGCTTCTACATCAACGGTCACCTTGATTACTACAGCACTGAGTGCCCTGGCCGCTGGTACAGCCGACTAGAAGACCTCATCCGCCGCGTGAACGAGATCAAGGCTGGCAAGGTCGAGCGCGGCATTGAGAATGTCCCCGCCCCGCTGGACAAGGACAAGGTCTCAGAGCTGCGAGAATCCTGGGCGAAGCTGAAGGGCGCAGTGACCGAGTTTGAGGAGAAGATCGATAATGCGTAACCTGTCTCGCCGTCAGCGTGCCGTCCTGCGTAAGGGCATTTATCTTATTGCGCCTTCGTTGTCTGCGGTGCTGGTTGTCTTTGGTATCTGGACGAATGAGCAGGCCGCTGTAGTGACTGGTGCTGTCACCACTATCTTCACGACCGCATTGGCGTTCTTCAACACTGACCCTGCGCTGTATGAAGATGCTGCTGACGATGCATCTGCGGAGCCTGGCGACTCCGGTGAAAATCGTGAGTAAATTGTGACCAATGGGTGTTGCACCCCTTGAGTTCCGTGGAATATCAAGGAAGTTAGCCCGTCTGGTAAACAAGGCTTTCTAGTCTTGCGACTCAAGCCCCGTTATGGGCTTGACTA